CGCTGGCCGCTGTCGCGTCGTGCATTTCGGCGCTCGGTGGTGTGTCGTGGTCGTGTATTGATCCGGACCATCGACACCATCTCGGGTTCCGGTCGCATCTGACGTTCTGCGCGGGGCAGTGTGCCGGGTCGCTGTTCCGGTTCCGAAAGGCTCGGTGCGTCGAGGATCTGCGGCCGTTCCTGTGCGTCGACGGGTTCGCGGCGCTGGAGTTCGGTTCGGCCGGTGAACGGCTCGTTTTCTCGACGGTCGTGCTTCTCGATGAGGACGGGCAGGACCATCGGCGGTTTCGGCCGTTGGTGGACTACCGCCAGCTGCTCACGTTGGAACACTGCGACGTTCTCTTTGATGAGGTCGCGGGTGTGTCCGATGCGTCGGACTCGGGCTCTGTGCCGGTGCAAGTCGTGAACTGGCTCCACCAACTGAGGAAGCGAGATGTCCGTTTGCGGGTCACTACTCCCGCGTATTCGCGCTGCTCCAAACCGATCCGGCAAGTCGCGCAAGTCGTGGTTGACGCGCGGTCGTTCATGCCGGAGCGGGCGACGTCGGGCAGGCTGTGGCGTCCACGGCGCGGTTTCCTGTTCGTGGCGTATGACGCGTTCGCGTTCGAAGATTTCACGTCGGCAACGGTCCGCGCTGCCGATCAGGGGCGGGCGGCGAAAAAGACTCGGCTGGGTCGGGCGTCGTTGTGGCGTCCGGGTTGTGTCGCTGAACGCAGCTACAACACGCTTGGGCAAGTCCTGGCGCTGGGGCACGTCACAGAGTCCGGTATGTGTTCGAACTGCGGCGGCGGTAGGCCGAAACCGCGTTGCGCGTGTGACAGCAACCTTCCCGATGACGTTGCCTTCGATGTCGTCGAGCTCGTGTCGGGTACGGGCGCTCGCACCCGTAAGGCGGTTCCTTTGTCAGAAACCGACAATCTGTCAGACGACCTAGGCGACGTTTTGAGCGTGGAAGCTGCCGCCGGCTGATTCCGCCGGTTTGGAGAGAACGAACAATGCGTGACCTTGTGCCCCCCGGCTTCTAAGGTCCGACTAAGCGAAGAACGGCCGGGATTTGTCCCCCGGCCGCTCTTCTAGCAACGAACGGAATGAGGCTCCGTTGATGCTTCCGGCAACGATAGATCACACAGAGAGTGTCGGCTGGTCCCTCCGCGATGATGATTGCCCGCTTGAGGGGGCGGTGGCGTTTGACCGAACCTCGGGTCAGGTCGCGTGGCGTCCGACGTGCAAGAACGCGCGCTGCCGTCGCTGTTCACGCCAGGTGTCCGCACAGACCTTTGCCCTCGCTCGGCGTGCCCTGGAACCGATACCGCATACACGGTTCATCACTCTCACGCGGGCACCTGAAGGCTGGGAGGCAACGCGGGCAGCGGCGAAGGTCTGGCTTCGGCATCTGCGACGGGAGGGGTTTGACATGCGCGTTCTGTGGGTTGTCGAGCAGGGCGAGCAAACGGGCATGAAACACGTTCACGCTGTGCAGTGGGGGTCTTTCGTCCCGAAGTCTCTGCTTGATGAGTCTTGGCCTTACGGTTTCAACGAAATTGAGGGCGCGCGGGCGGCTGCTGACTACCTCGGTAAGGGTGTTCTTCGGTACGTCGCGAAGGGTCTGGATGGCGGAGGCCAAGCGATCCAAGATCACATGAACCTAAACGGTGGGCGCGCCGCGCACTGGTCCCGGGGTTTCTTCGGTGGCCTTGGACGTGATGCGTACCGCAGGGCCAACCCGATGCCGGGTATCTACTTTGTACACACTGCGCGCTAGCACGAGGGTCAGACAGAAACTGAGCTAGATGATCTTCCTGTCGGAGGTTGTGACGGTGATCCAGCTCTCGCTTTCGTGGTCCGTGGCGAACATCCGGCGCAGCAGAGATAGCCCGGCTGCCGAGTGGTCGAGACACAGCGGCACCGACCACTGGTGCCGGCTGATTGTGGGTGTCGCCTCGGTAACGGCGGGCTGCTCGCAGATGTAGCACTGGTGCTCGGTCATCGGGTTTCCTCCTGTGTAGGTGGCTGCGTCATCGCGTACTAGCGCGACCTTGCACCGGCCCGGGTTCTGTCAAGGTGCTTGCCGTCGAGTAATAAGCGCTGCACTTGTGGAGGCGCGTCGAGACGGCGCACCTTGACAGGTTCCGGGACGGTGTGAGAACCCAACTATCGAGCGATGACGCAGCTTGTTTTGGCTTGGGTTCAGTCGCCGCAGGCGGGCACTGGCTCGCGTCCGGGGGGGTGGTCCTTGGGGTGGTCTAACTGAGCTTGTCTTAGAAGGGTGAATGGAGTCAGAGAAGCACGCGGGGCGAGACGTGCGAAACCTGAAAAATAGTCCGAAGTGACTATGCCGAAACTGATGCGAACAGGTCGCTCGGGCGCTAGCCTGGCAGCACTTCGCGCCGGTGACAGCCGGTGACGCAACCAACACGAAGCGAGGCGAGCCCGCTGTGGCCTATGTCCAAGCGCTGTTTCAAGTGTCCGGTTCGATCCACTCCACCCGCGTCGAGACGTGGGAAGCGGGGACGAACAAAAAGGGCCGCGACTATCCGGCCGGGTCATACGGGGAAGTGACGATCCTGGCGGATCGCTCCGTCCTTGACGGTGAAGTTACGGACATTCCCTCGACGGTCAGCTGCCGCTGTGACGTCGAGGAGCTTGCCAAGTTCGGCAAGGGTCAACTGGTAGTCCTGTGGGTTACTCCGTTCGTGGATCTGATCGTGATAAAGGGCCAGTGGGCCAACCGTGTCGGGTACCGCATTGCTGCTGTTGAGGACTCCGCTCGGGTTGCGGCCTCGCTTCCGTAGGTTGAACGATCGGCCCCCGCAGGTGACAGCCCGCGGGGGGCCGCGTCTCCACCCCTGACCAACTCAGGAAAGGAGCTAGGCGAATGATGACAGCCAAGCGTCAGGCTGACGTGTGGTTCGATCACGTTACATCGGTTTTCCGTCTCCGCTGCGCTCGCTGCGGTGTTGAGGCGACCTATGGGGTCACCCTGGGCAACTTGGCGGTCCGGGTAGCGCAGGGCCATGAGTGTTTCGGTCGATGAGGGCACCCTTGCGCCGCCGCGTCCTTGGGGGGACTCGCTTACTTGGCTGTGGGCCGTTGTCGGTATGCAATTCGCGACCTCCGCTAGTTGGGGGGTGCTGCTCGATCACTTCGCGTTCATCTGCCGGGGGTCTGAACACTCGGCCTGTGCGCGTGGTCGGTTGCGGGGTTGGTGGTGGCGGCTGCTCGCCGTCCAGTTGTTCCATGCAGCCACTGGCCGTGCGACGTGGGGACGGCCGGTCCTCGGGTCGCTGTGCGACTGGCTCGCTCGCACCGTTCTGCTTTCCTACGTCGTTGCTTTCGCTGATGCCTTCTGGCGGGGTGTGACGTGAACCCGGATAACCCGGTGTTTTTGCGCGTGTGTGGCGATGGCTGTTGCTGTGTGGTGCGTGACGTTGAGTCGCATTCGCTGCGTCCGGTTGCCAACCTGGTTGCACGTGGGCTAGGCGCTGTGGCTGTTGGTGTGTGCGTGATCACGCTGGCGCTGGTGTCGGGCATTGGGTCTGCGACGGCTGCTTCCGGTGACACCTACAGCTGCTCGAGTGGGCAGAACATTCAGGAGCTTGGGGTCTATACGACTGGTGTGACGGTTCAGATGCCAGCTCCGGTGTGGACGGGCGATCCGGTAGAGGTAACCGAGGTCGCGTTTTACGTGTATCCGGTTGGCCGCGATCTCTCAGTAGACGCGTGTGCTGGTGTTGCGAATGACGGGTCGACCGGCTACACCACATATGCGGGTGACGGCTTTTCCGGGTCCATGGGTGGCGGTGCCGTTCCGCATCCGGTTCCAGCTGGGTCCTGGCGTCTGGCACGCGCGATCTACTGCGACACGCCTACGTGTGTTGGCATAGATCCTGCTACCTGGTACCCGAATGCGTCGGATCTGGAAGCGGCTTTTGCAGCGGGTCAAGGGTCTCCTTCGGAGAGCGGTGCTTGGTCGGGTGAAGCTGTTCAAGCTGTCTCGCTGTCGGCTTCTTTGCTCGTTTTCCTTGCGGCAGCTGGGTTTACTCGTTCCTTCGCTCGCGGCCCGAGGGCGTGAAATCTCCGTGTGCAAATCACTTCTGGGACTGCGGCGGCGTCGAGGAAAGGCGGTCAGTCGTGACTGAGGTTCTGGCATCGCTGGGGTTCGTTGCGGTGGCTGCTGCTGTTCGCTACGTCGTGTATGGGCTGATGCGGGGTGGTCGTCGTGGCTGAGCTTGCTGCCGCGTTCATGGTCGTTTTTGGGTTCGTCCGTGGGTGGCGTCTGGTGCGGGGGTTCCTGGGATGACTGATGCGGCTGCGCTTTTCGCGATGTGGCTCGGGTTGAACTTGGCGTTTCTCGGGTTCGTGGCTTGGTCTGTGCGGACTGCTGAGCGCCGACGTTCGGCGGCTGTTCTCGCTGCCGTGCGTGAGGCGGGTCGCTGTGTGGGCTGACTTCGTTGTGGACGCTGACCTGATTTGGTCGGCTCTGGTTTCCGGTTCCGCTTTGGGGCTGGTGTTGGCGTTGTTCGATGTGTGAGGGGGGGTGATTTACATGGCCGTATCTCCAGTTGACGCGGGCGCTACTGCGCTCAAGGACGAACTCGTCGGGGTTGCCGGGAACGTCTTGCCCTACGCAGCCGTCCTCGCGGGCATCACCGTGGGTTGGCGTTGGGTTCGCAAGTTCGTCAAGTGACGAACTAGCGAGCCGAACCGGGTGACGCGTGGCGGTCCGGTGTTTGCTCGGAACACGCTCAGGAGGGCGGGAATTCTATGGCAGGGTCGGCGGGTCGCTCGACCGTTCGTCGTTCTCGGCTGCCCGCTCTCCTGGGCGTGTTCTGCGCGTGTTTTGCAGCGACCGCGTTGGTCATGGCTGGTCCGATGGTTCCCTCGGCGCAAGCTTTCCAACCGGCTCCTTCGATACCTCCTTCAACTGCGATCAGAACGGTTGTGTCGGTCGGCCGTTGGGCTGGGCCGGTGGGTGTGGCTATCGGTGCGGCCTACACGGCGTGGGAGATCTACCAGAACAAGGACCGCATCGCGCAATGGTGGGACTCGCTGTGGCAGAAGGATGCTGTCATTACCGGGCAGTCGCTTTATCGAGGTTTCGAGCCCGCACCGCCTGACGCTTACTTGACTGGTACTCAGTCCATCACGATGAAGTGTTTCCGGTCTGCCGCGACGAACTGCGCGACTGAGCATGTTGGACCCAACGGCGCATCTGATGCGTATGTTGACTCTTTTGCGCGTTGCCGTAACCCGTCTAACGGGACTGTTGGGGCCTGGACTGGGCTGACTTCGGCGAACAGCATCCCGAGTATCTGGGGGGGGCAGTCCACAAAGACGCTCACGGCTGACGCGTTGTGCGGGACTGGCGGTTTGCAGCTGGTCGGGTATCGGGTGACGGGTACGCATGCCGGGGTTGCTTCGGCGTCGAATCCGTTTGTCTACCTGAATTGGTGCCCGGTGTGTCCCGAGGCTTCGAAGAAGCGCAAGGCGCAAGGCTTCGCTGACTGCCGCAAGTCCGATGGAACAACGTCGAGGGTCAGCGGGCCGTACAAATACTGGACCAATCCGGACGGCGGCATGGATGGAACGCAGCAGGTGACCATCCCGAATTGTGTTGATGGGTTCCCCGGCTCGACCAAGATCAAAGAGGGCATCAACGAGGGCTCTGAGGATGGGTCGGAGTCGCAAAAACCGAAGTGGGAGCGGGAGATTCTGCCTAGCTGGCTGGACCCGTCGCATCCGGCGTATCCCTGCTTCAACGGGACGATTTGCCAGCTCGGTGTCAAGATCAACGGCGCGTTGTGTTCGAGGTCGATTGCGGCTTGCGCTACTTGGTGGGAGAACGCCGATGACCCGAAATTCTCGTGTCACTGGGGGCCGGTCACGATGGCAATCACTGACTGTGAGGTCTTGAAGCATCACTACAAGCCGAACGCGGTGGATGATCCCGAAACTGGTGTCGGGACTGAACCGGCGCCCGCGCCGCAACCGAGTGCTGGTACTGGCGGGGCGTCCTCGGCTCCAACATCTGGTGCGAATCCGTCAGCGCCGCCTACGTCTCCTGAGTCAACGACTGACCCGGACTCGCAGGGCTGTTATGGCGCGGCGTGGTCGTGGAACCCGGTTGATTGGGTGATGGTGCCGGTTAAGTGCGCGTTGAAGTGGGCGTTTGTTCCGCCGCCTGGGACGTGGGAATCGACGTTTGGTACTGCTCGAACGAACTGGGAGGCATCGCCTAGCGGCCAGTGGTCGGCCGCGTTCGGTGATACGACTACGGCGCTCGCTGGGTTCGATGACCAAGCGGGGGGCTGTCTGGGTCCGACGCTCGCTAGCGATGTCGGGGGCATCTCTTTCAACCTGAAACCACTCGATGCGTGCGCTGCTCCTATGTCGACGGTGGCGTCCGTCGTGCATGGGCTCCTGGTCGTCATCGTTGGTTTCGGTGGGGCGTTCCTGATCCTTGACCCGATCTTTGGCTCTCTCGGGCTCGGGGCGCAGAAGCAATCACAGCAGGGTGATTTGCTTTGATACTCAAGTGGATCATGGACGCGCTTTCTGCCGTGTTTGACGCGTTCCTGGCGCTTGTCTCGGCTATTACGCCGCCTGTGCCGGGGTTCTTCGCTTCGCTTCCTGGCTACGTTTCGGCCATTTCGGGATACATGGCTGGTACGGCTGTCTGGGTGCCGTGGGATCTCACGCTCTCGGTTATTGGTCTGTGGGCTGTGTCGGTCATTGCGGCGTTGTCGATTCGGATTGTGCGTATGGCGGTGTCGTTGTTTACTGGCGGCGGCGGCGGTGCCGCGTGAGTATGTTCGCGCTGATTGCGCTCGCGCTGGTGGTGGTGGCCGTGTTCAAGGTGAGGGGTGGACGGCGGCAGGCCGCTCTGCGGCCGGAGCCGGACGCGCCGCTGCTTGTGCCGGGTGCTGTCTCGCGCGCTCGCGGTCCTCGCTACCGCTTCCGTGGTTCCGGTGGGTCGATGTGATAGCGCGGTCGGTGTGGGCGTTCCTGGGTCTGTTCGTGTCGTCAGACCGCTTCTGGCGGCTGATCGACGTTACGGGCATCGTGGTGTTTGTCGGGCCGAACGGGTCGGGGAAAT